CGCGCTTTGACGGCTTCTTCGCCTCGTCCTTGGCCTCGTCCTTGCCGTTGGTCTTGGCGTTGTCCTTGGTGGCGGTGTTCGCCATAACGATCACTCCTTCGGGGGTGAGTTGATTAGTAGGTAACGCGTCCGGCAACAAACGTATCAGGTTCCGCTGCGATCAACGACCGATCGTACCGCGAGCAGAGTAGCCGGGCGAGGGGCCCAATCACCTTATCGTGGACCATCATGGGTATATACGACTACTTTTTCTAATGCGCGCACGTATACCGAGTAAGCGAAATAAAAGGTGACCCATGACGATTAGGTGATTCTGGGCACGACTTCTCATGCAGCGTCCAACTCACCTCAATCACCTCGGGCGAGGCCCGAGTTCAACTCCGCTAGCTGAGGACCGCGCCTGCAGCACTACAACAGGTGTAGTTGTGGACCCCCGGCGTCAACGTACCCGCAGTGGGGGCACACATCGCCCGTCCACTTCCCCCGTCGAGTGCAGTGAGGGCACAGTCGCGCCGGACGAGGCCAGTTCGTGTTGTGGGGGCACCCACTGAGGTGTACTCCCTCGGGAACGGACCTGCACCCGCACTCGTTCGTTCGTGTCGCGTACACGCCGCGATCGGGGACAGCGCGGTCGGTTGGGTTCACGCGTTCGCGTTCGAGGTCACTCATCAGGACCCACCCGGGTCGAGATCACCGTGAGTTGCCTAGCAATCACGACCAAGGAAAACAGTGTCCACGCTTCGAGGCGCTCATCATCCATCTCCTCGTCGCCGTTCAAGTGGTCAGTGATCTCTTCTTCTGCTGCTTCAAGGAACGACCTCGTACTGATCATGTCTTACCTTCGCTTTCTGTCTTGGGGAGTTGTGATCTTACCTTTCTTCCTCAACCTCACGCCCTCCCACCCGTCGAGTTTCTGCCCACCCTCGAACACCATCTGACGTGTCTCAAAACCACGCGCCTTCATCTCCTGACTGAACCTGTTCCGGGGCAGTGGAATCTTCTTGCCTTCGACCTCTCGAGCCCACTCCGTGTAGCGCTCGAACATCGCTTTGGTTGACACGCGCATCGAGGGAGGAGGCAGAGGTGTGCCTTCGAGTTTCTCAACGCAGTCGGCAATGAACCCAGAAAGCTCATCCTCCTCAACTCTATACGCCTCGATCTCATCGAGAACGATCTCGGGGACGACCATCTCGTGCTCTGCCTCGTGTTGTTCACGCCATGCACGTACGCCCTCGAGCGCCCAAGCAAGGATCGCCGACTGCACTTCGGGCCGACGCAAGGCGCGCGGGAGTTGCGGGTTGCGCTCGTTCTGAGGAATCACAACCTCCATCGGGACGACGAGGATCCTCCGCCACAGTCCTGACTGGGTCGATGGGATCCTCGGTTTGTGGTTGGCAGAGAACCACAACTTGAACTGAGGCTTGAACTTGAACGTGGGTTGGTACGAGAAGCGCGCCGTCACCGTGTCGCCTCCCGTGAGTCGTGAGAGGTGTCCGTCCGCCCAGCGCGATCCTTTCTCGATCTCGTGAGTCACGACCATCCGCGCGTTCGCGAGACGTGCGAGGTCCTCACTCGGCCCGTTGGCGGAGCGGTTCGGGTTGTGCATGAACGTAGTCGGGTCCGCTGATTCGGCGTAGCGTCCCATCAGGTACGCGAGCGCCTCGAGGAGGGTTGACTTGCCAGACGCCGGCGGGCCGTGGAGGTAAAAGAACTTGTGTTCGCTGACGTCTCCGGTCAACGTGTACCCGAAGGCCCGCTGTAGGAACTCGCGCAGGTCCTCGTCTGGGACCACCTGCTCGAGGAACTCATCCCACACGTTCGACTGGGCGTCTGGTTCGTACTCGACATACGCGCGCTTGGTGATCCTGTACTTCGGGTCCGGGTCGAGCAGTTCGCCAGTGCGCAAGTCAACCACGCCGTTCGCGACGCCGAACAGCATCGGGTCCGCGTTGAGGTCTGCCGACTCGACTCCCACGTAGTCCTTGGCAACTACCACCGCCGCATCGATGCGCGGTTTGTTCTGCGATCGCACGGCATGAGAGAAGAGGCGCTTCGACTCATCCTCAGAATGGCGCTCTGCTGCTTCGACCATCATCGCCTTGGTCACCTCGTCCGCGAACTTGACGCGCACCCTCGAGCCACTGTCTTCGTAGAAACGCTTCGCGGTGTCGTCCCATACGTACCACTTGCCCCAGTCGGGGACGTAGAACACGTGCCCCTCCTCGTAGGAACTGATGAGGCGCTTCGCGTTCCCCTTATCTGTCTCGAGGATGTCCGTTGGCGAGAAGTCCTTCTCCATTGGCGACGATGGGCCCTTGAGGTAGATGTCAGACACGATCGACAGCACCTCAGAGTCGAACCACGGATCCTCGCCCCACTCGCACGAACACAACCCGCCGTTGCCATCGTACCCTTCCCAGAGTAACTCGGCAGCGCGTTCGACCGACTTACCTGTCGTCAACACCGACCGCGCTGCACGTGTGAGGAAGTCACGCTGCTCGCCAGGATCGACCTCATGCTTGCCACGGAGGAAGTCGCGCACCTCGCGCGACATCTTGAAGTTCGGATCGGGCTCCCAGGTCGAGTCGCCTTCGACTACCTCTGGGGCGAGTTCGGTGACCCACTCGGGTACCTCCTCTGCCTCCTTGATCGATCCGGACATCCACTCGTAGTCGACTCCGCTGACATGAGGTGACGGCGGGAGCACGGCGTAGCCGTTGTGGCAGCGGATGTCGATTCCTGGGCGCACGTTCGCGCGGGACGACACGGCGGGCGCGTCCTTCGGCATCTTGAACCAGTAGTGCTGCCCGCGCTCGAAGGCACCCTCGATCTCGTACTCACCTGTCTCTGCGACCGCGGTGGCGGGTAGGGGCGCGTTCGCTTGTACGAGGCGCTGGAGCGAGCGCACACCTCCGCTCTTCACGTCAACGTCCAGACAGAGGAACGTGCCACCAACACCGCCGATCGAAGCGTTGGGCCATCTGTTCTTCCCCCACCACTTTCTGATCGTGCGCGCGTCGGTCGTCGCTTCCTTCAACCCTGTCTTCGTGCGAGGATGCTTGCCAGGCGACTTGCAGTTCGCGTCGTCGCAGGTGCAGGATCCATCCTCGAGGATTCCGTGTAGTGGCAGAACAGGTAGGCCCGCCTTCGCGTATCCGAGCGCGTGGTCGAGCATAGTTTTGGTCCTCGGCATCCCGTGCAGGTCCTCCTTAGTTGGTGGGGGTCACAACGCGTCACAGCGCGAGCGCGGGATCATTACACGACCGGGTCCTTCACCTCAGCGGAGCATGATGAGACCAGATGATCCTTCACGCCTGACGGTCATGCCCGAGACGCGATCTAACGCGATCTAAGGGTGGGGCTATTCTCCAGGTGTAAGGACGGGGACCCATCCCCGAACGTCCGCGCACGTTGCTGCTGTGCCGGGTAGTTGCGCACTAGAAAGGAGGAGCGAACCAGGCCCGAGGCCTCCAAGGGTAGGAGGCGACTCGACTCTCGATGACCCCCGCCATACCTGGCTCGCTCCTGTTGCGTGGGGGTCGCTGCACGAGCGTACCTCGACCCACGATAGTCGGTCACGCGCGTCACTCGAACACGACCTCCCACGTAGCGGAGTTGCCTGTACCAGGCGAAGTGCGCTATCCTGCGTCGTGTCGCAGCGCACCCAACCCCCAAAGGAGAATCAACATGAGCGACAGCAAGACACTGGACAAGATCAGGGCGATCCTGCGCAAGGCATCCGACTCGAACCCCTCGGAGGCAGAGCGGGAGGTCGCGATGGAACTGGCGAACCGTCTCCTCATCCGCCACGGCCTCTCGATGGAGGACGTTGGTGACCTCGAGGATGGCAACTCGGCAGGCAGGACGTTCCAAAAGCCGGAGCGCGTGTTCACGACCGAGTCGGAGTTCGAGACGTGGAAGGGGCACCTGTTGCATCGCCTCGGGAGCGTCTACTTCTGCAAGGTGTACCGCACCTCGATCGCGAACCACAACAACCGCTGGTACATCGTCGGGCGTCAGGACTACGTCCAGATGGTTCAGACGATGTACGACTTCGTCATGCCGCAGATCGAAGCGGAACTCGTAGACGCGTTGTCCCGCATGACCCAGAACCATCGTTACGCGAGGGTGTACGCCTCCCAGTCGGTGATGGAGTCGTATGGGTTCGATGCCGCCTCGGAGATGCTCACCGAGATGACGGACGACGAACTCGCAGCGTTCGGCAAGCAGACGTTCGAGAAGAAGCGCACGTTCGATGGGCCCGAGGACGCCGTGTTGGACATCATGGCGAAGACAGGTCTGGCGAAGTCGTACTCCGAGGAGGTGCGCGCGTTCATCCGCAAGGAGAAGATCGCTCCCGTGTTCACGGAGAACGTTGGCGTGTGGCGCCGCTCGTTCGTTGACTCGGCAACGTCCAAGGTCGCGTCCCGCCTTCGGAAGATGGTGCGCGATGAGGTCGACCGTCAGCAGACAGAGCAGGTCGACCACGAGCCCGGCACGGACCTGATCAAGAACGAGAAGGCAGCGCTGGACGCGTTCATGGACACGCTCGACCTCGGCCTCACCACGTCGAGCAGCGAACGCAAGAGCGAGTACAGTGGTCACCTCGCAGGTGCTGCCGCTGGCGAACGCGCTGACCTGTCGGGACACAACAAGGTGGGCAGCGTGGGTCCGAAGGAGCTCGGGTCCTGATGGGGGCCCGCCCGATCGATCGCTTGTTCTGGTGCTGCTGTTGCGCGTACCATCTCGACACGCTGGTGTTCATGCACCACGACATGATGACCATGGAGTGGAAGTGCCTCACCTGCGACTGCACGGTGAGCGAGGAAGGCCTCGAGCGGTTCATCGCCCTCACGGTGAGCACCTCTTGATTACGTTTGCCAAAGCACCGACCTGGGCAGCAGACCCATCCGAACCTGGAGTACATCGTCCCATGTGGGCGGTGTACTCCAACTCGGTGCTGGTGGGGTACTGCGAGCAGCGCGACGGCAAGTGGTGGTCGTGGCACACGGGAATCGAGTACGGGCCTTACTCCGATCGCATGACCGCAGCGCGGGCGCTCGTCAAGTACGAGTCACGTGCAGCAGGCAAATAGACGCAGGAGCCGCTATACTGGCCCTTCGGGCCAGCGCAAACGGCGCAGGCACAACACCCCCAAAGGAGACACAACATGGAGTTCCCAGCAACCATCACCCCGGACCTCGACACTCGCGTAGGTCGCATGACCGCCGCAGGTGACTTGCGCGCCACTGTCACGTCGAAGAACACGGGCGAGCACATCACCATCCGGTTCAAGGCGTTCAAGGACACGCGCGAGCAGGAGGGCAAGAACTGGACCCGCGTCCCGCTCGAGGATGCAACTCACGTGTTCGTTGAGGTGCCCACGCCGGACAGCGATGGGTGGGCGGACAAGGTCGGGACGTTCTACCCGAAGAGCGGCAAGTGGTTCAGCGATGATCGCGCGGACGGTGCGCGCGTGTTCGCTGCTGCGATGGTCGCCCGCTGGATCAACGGTGAGCAGTTCGAGTCGCGCATCCAGGAGGAGGAGCGTTGCGGCAAGTGCGCGCGCACCCTCACCGATCCCGTCTCGATCGAGCGCGGCATCGGCCCGGAGTGCTACGGCAAGGACACGGGATCGCAGCACCAGGTCAAGAGCGACGCGCAGAAGGTCGCTGAGGAGCGCGCGATCGATCCCGAACCGCACACAGTGGTCGAGGCGATCGAGAGCAACGAGGCGCGGATGCAGCAGATGGAGATGAACGGCGATCGCGAGCAGACGGTACGCGAGGAGACGGTCAAGTTCATCGTCAAGTCGCTGCTCGAGACGCCCGAACTCACCACGGGCGACCTCGAGGGGATCATCGCGACGGCGCGCACGGTCCTCAACGAGCGGATGGATGGCACCGACGACCGGGACGCGCTGCGCCGATAGGGCGCGTCCCCTCAACCCCCAAAGGAGACACAACATGACTACCACTGAACGCGACTTCCGATTCGAGATCACCGAGGTCCCGGAGCCGGAGATGGGTTGCACCCACCTCGTTGTCGTCATTGAGCACGGCACTGAGATCGAGCTCGAGCGCTTCACCACGGACAACCCGTGGGGCGCTGTCGAGGCGGCACGTGAGGCGCAGGCGATCCCACTCGAGGAGCGTCTCGACATGTACGCCGAGAGGGGTTGGTGAACATGATCAAGGCAACCTACGCCAACGCCGACAACCCGATGGCTCAGATGATCATTCGCGTTGACGCGGACGACCTCCGCTTCTACGTGTTCGAGATGTGGGACGCGGGTCTCGTCGTCGCAAGCAGCAAGCGCGCGACGGTAGACCTGCAACGCCTTCTAACGCGATCTGAGTGGGAGGAGGAGTACGGAGGTCTTGCCACGTGGGACGAACTCACGGAGGCGATCAGCAACGCGTACAAGGTTGGTGCTCAGTCGTAGCACCTCCCCCGGGGCAGCAGGACGCGCCGGCGAGAACTTCGTGCTTCCTCTCGCCGCCTGGGTTCGATTCCCAGGTGCCCCATCGCACACATACAACCCCCACAAGGAGACACCATGAGAGTTCACTACGTTCAGAAGGCACGGGCGGCGAAGTCGCCACGCAAGTGCCGCAGGTGCGGTCACGAGGTCGAGGTTGGCGAGCCGTACAAGCACGCCGAGCCTCGCTTCGGGCCGCGTCTGTTCTGGTGCAAGGACCACACGCCGAAGCGTTCCGAGACGTCGAGCAGCAAGTTGGGTCCCGTGTGGGACGCGATGGACGAGTTCGATCCGAGCGGGTACGAGTCGGCAGACGAGTTGACGTCCGCGGTGCAGTCGATCGCGGACACAGCGCGTGAGATCGGAGAGGAGTACCAGGAGGGCATCGACAACATGCCCGAAGGTCTCCAGGAAGGTCACGTGGCAGAGGAGTCGCGTGAGAAGGTCGATGCGCTCGAGGCGTACGCCGACGAGCTCGAACAGTGGGAGGCAGAGGAGGACGAACTGGACGAGGACGCGGACGAGGATGAGCGCGACGACCACGACGCACTTGCGTCGGCGCGTGAGGAAGCGTCGGACGTAGTCGGCAACTTCGACTACTGATAACCACCAACCCCCAGAAGGGAATCATGTCAATCAAGCAGGAAGACATCAGAACGGAACTCTCGGATACTCGAGAGAAAATCTCCTTACTGCAAGATCGTGAGGAAGCGCTCCTTACGCTGCTCAACGTCAGCAAGAAGCGCAAGAACGGAACCAGACGGTCCTCACCTTGGTATGGGAAGAGCAGGACTAAGGAAGGCAAGGAGGAGATGGAGAACGCCGTGTTCAACGTCCTCCCAACAGAGCGCCCTATCCCCACCCGCGTAGTCGTTGAGCGTGTGGGCAACATGTCAAGTGGCACTGTGACTAACATCCTCAAGCGCCTCCGGGAGCAAGGTAGGGCAAAGGAGATGTCAGGCAACGTGACAACCGATTGGACCTGGACCCGTGGCACCGTGTCAATCGTCCCGGGTGAAGAGGTGACGCTCTAATGGCGACCAAGTCGAAGTTCGTCAAGGCGAAGGACCACCCGACGAGCAGCAAGGCCCAGCAGGTCGCAAAGATCCTGCTGGGTCTAGTTGACTCAGATGGTCCCGTGCCGTTCGAGACGTTGTGCGAACAAGCGGAGGCAAAGTACCCTCAGGATGTTGTCGCCGCGATGTACGCGCTCGAGATGGTCGGTGCGGTCACCCGCTACACGTTCAACGAGTCAGGGTCGACCAAGACGAAGGTCGCCTACCAGATCAACCCGAAGGTGAAGGTGCAGGCATGACCGCGCTGACGATCGATCTCAGCGTGCTTGCTCAGATCGCGTCTCCGCCCGTTGAACAACCTGCCCCGAGTAAGGACGGGGGCACGAAGTACGTCCGCGTAGCGTCGGTCTCTGCTGAGGTGCTGGCGGAGACAGCAGAACGGTACGACCATTGCCGATGCGATGAGATGGGACTCGTGGCAGGATTGCCTGTCCGGGATCTCATCGAACTCGGATCGGGATGCACTGGAGAGACACCGAGTGGTGTTCGTGGCCCATACAAGAAGCGCGGCAGCGCAGGACACGTGTGCCAGCGCCTCGACCTAGTGCGAAGGAGGTACGGCAAGTGATCACCATGCCCAAACGGCTACTCTCGTTCCTAGACATCGAAAGGAAGGATCCCATGATCAGCAGGACCGCTATTGCGCGCCTCGAGGACGAAGCGCACAACAGCGCGAGGCGTTCAGCGCACCAGCGGGAGTTGGAGGCGCTGAGAAGGCAACGTCGCCAGCACCTGCGGCGCGTGTTCGCACTGCCCGCACTGATCGGTGCTGCGGTGTGCATCCACCAGATCACGCTCGACACGTTGACGGGCCCGGATCAGGTCATCCTGTTCCTCGCCGCGTTGTGCATCGTGCCGTTCTTGGCAACGTTCGACGTTCTGTAACACCAGGGCGCGCGGGAGTCGAATCCTGCGTGCCTCCTCCGGCGATACTGCCGGGAACAACCCCCAAAGGGAAGGAACAACATGAGTGACGTAGCAACAGTCAGTGCCCCGAACCCAGGTTGGTACGAGGACCCCAGCGATCCTACGACCAAGCGCTACTGGGACGGGTCGAAGTGGACGGACAACCGCTCACCGATCAACGCAGTGGCGAACGCTCGGACGTCCGGGTACGCCATCGCATCATTGGTCCTATCGCTCCTCTGGATCTGGGGCATCGGTTCAATCCTCGCGATCGTGTTCGGCGCCAAGGCGCGGAAGGAGATCGATGAGTCGGGCGGTCAGGTCACAGGCCGCGGGATGGCATCCTGGGGAATGTGGCTCGGGATCATCGGAGCAATCGGCGTACTGCTCATCATCATCGCCGTTGCGATGGCAGACCCGCAGTCGACCCGCGGGTACGGGCGCTACTCGTAGCAAGCAAAGGTCCCGTCCCATGCACGAACACGCGTGGGGCGGGACACTTTGCGTCGTTAGCCGCTATACTGCCCGTACCGGGCAGCGCACACGGCGACGCCCACCCCCAAAGGAGAAGCACAATGATCACCAACACCCAGGACCTTCACGCCCGCGTCTACGAGGCGCTCTCGTACGAGTTCATCTCGTGGGAGCGTCACTACTTTGACGCCAAGGCGAAGTTCAAGGAGTCCTTCGACACCGATCCCGCGTATGCGATCGAGTGGCACGGGAAGGACGTTGCGGAGGCCCAGGCGAAGTACAACATCCTCTTCGAGCTCGGCATCCTGCCCGAGGAGGACGGGTGCTCGCTTGACAACGCGAGCGCCATCGCTGACATCCTCGAGGAGCGCCTGCCCAAGTGGATGCACACCCAGGAGCACCGCCTCGGGTACTACAGCGGGTCGAAGAGCACGAACGCAATCAGCAACGTGCTCGAGGACACGAAGTCAGAGGTCGCGATCAGGCTCTACGCCAAGGTGCTCGAGTACGATCGCGCGGCATGCGCGAACGACGAGCGCCTCGCTGAGATGGACGAGTCAGACGCGCTGACGGACGAGCGCCTGTAGCACACCACAACACATACGCGCGTGCCGATGGGCGCCTCGAGAGGGGCGCCCATCGTCGTTGTTGTGCCACACGATCCGATCCGATACGTTCGTGGTTCGCATGACGACCCCCGAAGGCACTCGCGTCCTCGCGATCGACCCCGGCGTGAAAACCGGGATCGCTCTGCTTGTCGATGGACGCGTTGCCGCAACGTCGATTGCTTGTGCTCCCTGGGACGGGTTGCGCAACGCTATCCGACTGATGGACGCCACGGATGTCGTCTGCGAATCAGGCCCAGTGTTCTCCCGCCACCATCGCGCCGTGCTCGAGGAAGTGGAGCGCGTCGTGAGGGAGGAGGCAGAAGACGTCCAATGGGTGCAACCGGCCCAGTGGAAGAACACGCCAGCATCCCGAGGTGAGAACCCGACCGGGATCTCAGTGCACGAGAAGGATGCCTGCGCAATCGCCCGCTGGTACTACCACGCCAAAGGAGCAACACGTGTCGAAGGAAGTCACACCACTTGACCTGACCCGCGCGGGCAGGGACGTATCAGTCACGGAGCGTTCGTCCTTCAGGACCTGTCGCCGGCGCTGGGGACTCGAGACAATCGACAACTGGGTCCCCAAGTCGCCGGCGTTCGCTCTCGAGTTCGGTACTGGGATCCACACAGCACTCGAGTCCTACTACGCGTCGAAGGGCGACCTCACATCAGCGCTCGACGCGTTCACGGAATGGCACGACGAGTTCGACGCGAAGATAGCGGACGAACTTGGGGGCCTCTACACCGAGGACACATCGCGGGACGTGTGGGACCTTCGCCTCATGGGCCTCGCCATGCTCGAACTCTATCCGAAGTACGAGTCGATGACCAAGGTGACCTGGACGGACGTGCGCGCGATCGAAGGCAACGGCATGGAGCAGTTCGACAACAAGCGCCCGAAGGGGTACCCGAAGGAAGCAGACGTAATCGTCCACGAGTCAGGACGCTGCATGGTCCCGCTGGTGCACCCCACGTCGAAGCAGGTCCTTGTCAACACGAGTGGTGAACCGATCTACCTCACGGCGCGGATCGACATGCTGGTCGACCGCGCGACGCCGTACAAAGGCCTCTGGGTGGTCGACCACAAGACGTCCGCCAGCGCGCCGAACGATCGTGGGCTCGACTTCGATGAGCAACCTACCGGGTACTGCTACGTGGTGTGGCGCCTCACTGGCAAGATGCCCCGTGGCGTGATCTTCAACTACCTGATCAAGAACACACCAAAAGAGCCTCGATGGGTTCAAGGCAACAGCAAGAACGGTCCTCACAACAGCGAGGGGAAGGCGCTGTCAACGGCGAAGGACCAACTCACCACGCCCGACATGTACCGAGAGGCGCTGAAGGACCTCGGGCTCTACAAGAAAGGCAAGGTGTCGTCAGAGGCGCACGCCGAATGCCTCGAGGGGTTGCTCGCGAAAGGATGGGATCCGTTCTTCCAGCGCTACGAGCCTCGACGCAACCAGGACGAGTTGCTCGCGTACGAAGCGCAGGCCTTCACTCAGTACTCAGACATGGAGGAGGCCGTGTTGGTCGAGGAGATGCGCTACCCGAACAAGTCAACGTGGTGGTGTCCTTCGTGTTCGGTCAAAGAGATCTGTCAGGCGATGGACGATGGTGGCGACCCTGAGGGCATCATCGAGCAGTCCTTCATGCAAGGCGAAGACAGGAAGGCAGCATGAGCATCGATCTAGCACTAACAGGACCATGGTGGGCGTGGGCGTTGGTCGTCGGCGCGTTTGCGGTCATGCTGTTCATCCTCTACGGCGCAGTCGCGGAGGCGTACATCGCCGGCGTCCGTCGAGCATGGGAACCTGAGATCCAAGAAGCGGAGAAGAGGATCAAGGCGGCAGGTCGTCAGGTCGATGAGACAGTGCAGCAGATGATTGCCGAAGTGATCCCACTACAACGAGAGCAGGACGACGATGGCAAGGAGTAAGGGAGCACGTCCAACAGAATCAGTGCACCACAAACCCAAGAACAACCAGCCACACCTCGCGCAAGAGTTGCTCGACATGGGCGAGTCGATCGATGGTGTAGGGTACCTGACCTACCACCTACGGCGCCCACACCGCGAGGCGCTGCTCGGTACGAGTAAGCGAAGGAGGAGAGCGTGAACTGGGAGGCGATCCAGGCTGCGGTGCGCACTGTCGCGTCTGGAGATCCAACGAAGGTCGAGGGCGCTGGGTACAAGGTCTACCAGGTCGGTGAGATCGTGAGGATCGATCTCGATTCCGACCGCATCAGAGAGGAGGCGCTTAGTGGCGCTCGAGATTCACAAACCTGAGGACCAACGGTACGTCAAGACGCTGATCTTCGGGCCGGCGGGGCACGGCAAGACATTCCTGCTCGGCACGGCACAAGAGGATCCTCGCACGTACCCGATGCTGCTACTCGACTTCGAGGGCGGTGAGGAGACACTCGCCGGCCTGGACATCGACGTTGCGCGCATCCGTTCGTGGGAGGACTACAACGAAGCGTTCGAGCTCGTGTCAGATGAGAACTGTCCGTACAAGTCACTCGGGATCGACTCGATCTCGGAGACGCACATCTGGGGGTTGCTCACTCGCATCGATGAGAAGGGTCCTTCCCGCAAGGAGCCCGACCTCATCGAGCAGGGTGACTATGGCGTCGTGTCAACACAGATGCGCCGCCTCCTGCGTGAGTTCAGAGACCTGCCGCTGCACGTGTTCTACACGGCGGGCAGCAAAGAGGTCGAAGTGAGGAAGGAGGGCAAGGTACGTGTGCCGTCGATGGCGGGTCAGTTGGCAGAGGAGGTCGTTCATCTGATGTCCGTGGTCGGATACCTCGCGAAGGGTGACGACGAAGACGGCGAAGAGTTCAGATCGCTCCTGCTCCAGAACTGGGGTGGGTTTCGCACCAAGGTTCGCACCAAGTGGAAGGCAGTGGCACCGGACGAGATCGAGGACCCGGACATCACCAAGTTGCTCGATGTGCTCGAGGTTCCGATGCCACGGGGTCGCAAGAAGTCAACGTCAACGAAGGAGAAGGAATAAGCATGGGTACCAAGATCAACTTCGCAGAGATCGAGGGCGGGTTCGAGCCCGTCCCTGAGGGTCGTTACCCGGTGATCATCGAACGGATCGAAGTGAGGGAGTCGAAGTCGTCCGACAACGACTACCTCAACTGGGAGATGAAGATCACAGACGACGAGTACGAGGGGCAACGCCTCTGGATGATTACCTCGTTGTCACCGCGGGCGCTGTTCCGCCTCAAAGACATCTTCATGTCACTCGGCATCATCGAGGGTGAGGAAGAGGACTTCGCGCTCGACTGGGAGGACGATGTGGACATCACTCCCAAGGAAGGTCCGCTGCTCACCGATCCCGACCTCGACGGCGTTGCTGCGATCGCAGTGGTCGAGAACGAGATGTACGAGGGCAAGGAGCAGAACCGCGTCAACCAACTCCTGTCCGCTGACGAGGACGACGAGCCCAAGAAGCCCAGCAGGGCGAAGGCGAAGTCGTCCGGCAACGGTCGCAAGAAGAGCACCGGCACGCGGAAGCGGTCGATGCGATGAGTGAGGCCTCGACCATTCGGTCGGGGGTTGAAGGCGAGGCCCCTGCGATCGGACAGAAGGTGTCTGATCGTGGGGGTGCCCTCGACGTGTTCAACGCACCCGAACGGCACTACGAGACGGTCTACGAGTCAGACGAGGTCACGGCGAACTGCCCCATCACCAGCGCACCGGATTGGTACACGGTCAAGATCGTGGTCGGTGCCGAGTCAGAGTTGCTGATCGAGTCGAAGTCACTCAAGTTGTACCTCCACTCGTTCCGCGACAAAGGCATCTTTGCCGAGGCGTTCGCAGCGTTGATTGCTGACGACTGCGCCAAGGCAATCAAAGCGCCCGTGTACTGCGAGGTCACTCAGAAGCCTCGAGGCGGGATCACCATCCACACGAAGTCGTGGGGGTACTACACGGAGGAGGAGCCCGATGCTGGGAACCCAGATCTGTAAGGAGTTCACGTTCCACGCAGCGCACTTCCTGCCACACCACGAAGGTCAGTGCCGAAGGATGCACGGGCACTCGTACAAGCTCGAGGTGCGCGTGGTCGGTGTCGTCAACGAGGCGACCGGAGACTCGGACGAGGGCATGTTGTTCGACTTCGAGATCCTCAAGCAGATCTACAAGCAGCGGATCGAACCGTACGTGGAGCACGAGAACCTCAACGAGACGCTGAAGGGCAAGTTGCCTGGCACCTGGATCGTTGCGAGGAACCTGGACACGCCACTGACTACGTGCGAGAACCTTGCGCGGTGGATCGCGGATGAGTTCCATCATCAGTTGGTAACCCACTTCGGTGAGGAGAAGTTCGCTGAGAAGCACATCGGGCTATCGATCCGCCTCTGGGAGACGCCCACGTCCTGGGCAGAAGCAGCAGTAATCACATGATCGAACGCGAGCACCTGTTCCCCGTTGCTGAGATCTTCGGTCCCACGCTGCAGGGCGAGGGCGTTGATCAGGGACGTCCTGCTCACTTCGTTCGCTTTGGCGGATGCGATTACAAGTGCGACTGGTGCGACACGCCCCACGCTGTCCTTCCCGCGGAGGTGCGCCACAACGAGCGCCTCTCGTCGTTCGAGATCGCGGGGCGTGTCTTCCGTTTGGGGCGGGTCCCCTGGGTAATCATCACTGGTGGCAACCCCGCCTTACACGACCTTAGATGGGTTGTGCTCGAACTCCAGGAGATGGGATTCAAGGTCGCAGTCGAGACCCAGGGGTCACGGTGGAACGATTGGTTGAAGTCAGTCGACCGCTTGTGCATCTCACCCAAGCCTCCTTCGGCGAAGATGAAGGTCGATTGGAACGCGGTGGAGAAGTTCTACGGTGCCGCTATGACACATCGCGACCTCAGGGGCCTTCCAGACGATTGGATGTTCTCCAAGGTCGTGATCTTCGATCGCGACGACCTCGAGTGGGTCAAAAAGACAGTGCACTTCGATTGTCCGCTGTACCTATCCGCTGGCAACGATGCTGGCCGCACTGTCGGCAATCCTGAGCGCATCGATACGCGCGCCCCGGACGATGTTCGACTCGACTTGCTCGAGCGATCTCTCTGGTTGACCGAGGAGGTGTTGCGCACGCCGGCGCTGCACCATGCCGTTGTCCAATCGCAATACCACGTTCTCCTCTGGGGGAACGAGTTAGGACACTGACATGACGAAGGACCATAGAGAGTTCTCCCGCTGGGGTAACCCGGACGAGACACTCGAACGTACGAACAGGATCCGTGAAGCGGTGGAGAACATGGTGGTCCACCTCGACCCGAAGCACCTCCGCAAGGGGATCGAAGACACGCCGGAACGTGTTGCCAAGATGTGGGTCGATGAACTCACCTGCGGGTACTACGCCGACCCTGAGGCCATCCTTCGCAAGTTCCCAGCGGATGACTATGACGGCATCGTTGCTGTGAAAGACATCCCAGTGACCTCGACCTGCGAGCACCACCTCGTTCCGTTCGTGGGGTACGCCCACGTGGGGTACTTCCCAGGTGCGTCAGTGGTGGGCCTGTCGAAGATCCCTCGCCTCGTCAACGTGTTCTCAAGGCGCCTTCAGATCCAAGAACGACTCACTCACCAGATCGCTGAATCGCTCGAGGAGCATCTCGAACCGCGTGGAGTGATCGTCGTGGTCGAGGCAGAGCACTTGTGCATGACGATCCGTGGCGTGCAAGCGCCCGGGACGAAGACAGTCACCTCATCGGTACGGGGGCTGTTCAACACGAACGCGGAGAACGAGAAGGAAGAGTTCTTCCGCATGATCGGAAGGAGTTCCTGATGACCGAACGAGCAGTAGTTAGACCTCGCGTTGAAGCGATTCCGTTCTTCCCTATTCAGGGCAACGGTGCTGGTTTCAACATGTACCTCAAGGTGTCGAAGAACGACGATGATCTCTGGACCATCGGCGGGATGACCCTCGGTGAAGACGGACGACTCGTCCAACACGCCGACTCCCGGGAACCGTTCGATGCACCTCTGGAGATCATTCCCTACGCCGCCGAGGCGTTGCTACACCTCGACCGCGCTGTGGAGATGAGTCGGTGAAGGTTCGCCTCAAGTCAGATCCAGCAACAGGAGGCATGAAGGTCGAAGGGCACATCGACCTCAACGAGACAGCAGGGTGGCGTGAACTAGAGGGAGTCACTGTCGTGTCAATGCACAGTGATCCCCACAACCAAGAACTGCCAGCATGGCTCACCGTGTCGTTCCGCGGTGGGTCATACGAGGTAGTCGTTGACAAGGAGAAGGAAGCATGAGACACGACGTTGACGGCACTGGTGCTGTCGTCCTGCACTCAGGGGGTCAGGATTCGACCACGTGCCTTGCGTGGGCGATCGACCTCTGGGGCAAGGACAACGTGTACCCGGTCGCGTTCAACTACTCCCAGCGGCATGAGATCGAACTCGAGAAGGCAGAGGAGATCTGCGAGATGCTCGGCGTGGCGCCGTTGCGCATCCTCGCGGTGCCTGCCCTCCATGCGCTCGGAGCAGCGGCGTTGACCAACAAGGACATCTCAGTCAACGTCAACCCGGAGGGGACTGGCAACAAATACGCCGAGGAGCACAACCTGCCCTCGACGTTCGTGCCAGGACGCAACCTGCTGTTCTTCACCCTCGCGGCGGCGTACGGCGCGACCTTGGGGCACTACAACCTCGTCACTGGCGTGTGCCAAACGGACGATGCTGGGTACCCAGATTGCCGGGAGGTGTTCGTCAAGTCAGCAGCACGCACTCTGCGCCTCGCTCTGGACGAGGACTTCGTTGACGTTCACGCGCCCCTCTTGCACAAGAGCAAGGCAGAGACGTTCGCTCTCGCGGCGTCGCTCGGGGTTCTAGGGATCGTCGTGGAGCACACCCACACCTGCTACCACGGTGATCGATCGGCGCGGTTCCCTTGGGGGTACGGTTGCGGCAAGTGTGGCGCGTGCCAGGAACGTGCGCGAGGGTGGTTCGCGTTCGCAGAGATGGACCCGGACGCGGCAGCGAAGGTGGTCCTATGAACGGCGACCATCGTCACGAGATCGAGGTAGTGGTTGGTCCTCCTGAGTTTCAATCGAAGGGTGCTGCGATCGTCAAGGAACGAGCGAAGACGTACGGGTCCCCCGTGCCGAACATGCTCCGCTTCTCAGGAATGATCGAAGCGATACTCGGATGCGAGTGCACGGCACTACAAGCAACGATGATCATGGTGTCGCTCAAAGTCCTCCGCGAGTCGCACGGTGGGCACCTTGTCGATAACCTCGACGACATAGAAGGGTATGTCGAGATCGCTCGCCAAATCTGTGACGAGGAGGAACGGGATGCTTTCAGCGCTGATTCCCCCCGTTCCTGATCTCGACCGCTTCGCCACAGGTCCAGGAATCCATCTCCTCCTCTCGCACCTCTTCGACAAGGACGGATACCTCGACTACTACGCGCGTCGATCGCGCGCCGGCGACTACCTGATCCTCGACAACTCAGCTCATGAGAACGGGATTGGGAACAAGATGGAGGACCTCCTCGAGCAAGCATCCTACGTTGGTGTGAACGAGGTAGTCGTGCCGGACGTGTTGTTCGACGCTCGCGCGACAGTCGAGGCAGCAAGGAGGACACTCAGGTATCTCGAGACCAAGGAGGGGCAGTCGAAGTACACCCGCGCAGAACGCCCGAGACTGATGTACGTCCCACAGGGCACAGGACGCCTTCAATGGACGTACTGCCTCCGCTCGTTGCTCAACCTGCACGATCACTACTGCATCGAGCAGAACCTCGATGAGCCAGTGATCGGTGTGTCGAAGGACTACTACAACTGGCCCGGGGGCATCCCATCCCTGTTCGACTCATCGCTCACCTCGGTGAAAGCGACACGACCTCGAGTCGACTTTCACCTCCTCGGGTGGCCCACGGACCTCTGGCAGACGGCAGCGGTTGCGCGTCGGTACCCCTGGGTGCGATCAACGGACAGTGCCAAACCGTTCGTGTACGCGAAGAACAAGATCCTCCTCGAGCCCGGAGGCAAGGTTCCCGACTACCCACGGCGCGATGAGAGGTACTTCGATGAGCCGCTGCAGGAGGACGTGATTGACCTTGCCCAGCGCAACGTCGAGGTCTTCGCAGCAGCAGCACGTAACAACCTGATCCTCAAGTGATCGAAGCAGCATGCGAGACATGCCGTGGGTGCCCAACCGAAAGGCCCGCGGTCGTGTCTCGTCCGCTCGATCGTGCCGAGGTCGCGATCGTGTTCGACTTCCCCGAGGTCGAGATGGCAACCAAGGACGCGTTCTTCACTGGGAAGCGTGGAGGTCCAGGTGACCTGATCAAGCGATGCCTCGAGGGTGCCGGCATCGACCTCGACCAGGTGTACCTGACCTCTGCGCTGAACTGTCGCCCCAACTACAAGAAGGAGGCGATGATGAAGCGCGCCATGCTGTCGTGCCGTCCGCGCCTCGTCAAGGAGTTGAAAGCAGCAGAGTGCACCAAGGTCCTCTGTCTCGGCAACGTGGGCTTCTCCGCGCTCATGTCGGCGGAGCGCAACCTCCCGATCACGAAGTGCAGGGGACGGTGGCATTCGGCGTGGGGCATGAACATCATGGCGACGTTCTCAGGTGGGTTCCTCACAGCGGCGCCCGACTGGTACCGCGACTTCGAGCAGGACCTCGCCAAGTTCGTTGCGACGGACGGACGTGAACCGTTCCCGGACGTGGACCTGTGGGTCCCACAGTCGGTGAAGGAAGCAGACGAAGCATTCGACTACCTCGAGGAGCAGACGACCATGTCGTGCGACCTCGAGACGCTGGGCCTCTCACCGATCAGGGACGGCATCCTTGCTGCTGGGTTCGCTGTCAACACGGCGCCGACGAAGGGCACGGCGATCGTCATTGACGACATGCTCCTCCAGCGCAAGAAACCTTGGCGGCGAATCCAGCGTCTGCTCAACGGCGAGTGGGAGGTCGTGTTCCACAACGCCAAGTTCGATCTCCAGTTCTTCAAGACGGCATTCGAGCGCGAAGGATTGCCGTACGCGCCGAACAACATCCACGACACAATGCTCCTCCACTACACGATGGACGAGCGCCCCATGGGCCGGTTCGCGTCACACGTTCTCGAGAACCTCGCCCGGACCCGCTATGACGCGATCGACTACGGGATCAACATGAGCAAGTTCATCACCGAGTGGAAGGAAGCGGACGAGCAGGAGCGGAGACGACTGCGCAAGAACCTCCACCAGTACCTCGCCCTCGACGTGTACTACACGGCGCGACTGTTCCCGGACCTCTGGAACGAGGCGATGCAGGACACCGAACTGCTTGACCTCTACGAGGAGTACCTCATCCCAGGGTGCATCGCTCTCGCAGACATCGAACACCGTGGCATCCTCATCGATGTTGACTTCTACGAAGAGGCATCCGCTGAACTGGCAGCGCGGTCGAACAAGATCCTTGGACGCCTTCAGCGCAAGACAGGCATCCCCGACTTCAACCCAGGATCACCGAAGCAGGTTTCGGAGTACGTGTACGGATCGGACAACGGGTCGCTCGGGTTGCCGTTTGGTGAGAAGGAGATGGCAGTCGTCAAGAAGAACGCTGACGGCGATTGGCGTGCTGCGCTGGCGGAGGCAAGGAAGAAGCGCAAGGGTCGTCAGTCGACCACGTTCACCTCGAGGCGCGGCAAGCAACGTGAGGGGCCCACGTCGAAGGCGGTCCTCAAATCTCTGGCGCGCGTTGTCCCAGAGCACAAGCAGGTCCTCTATGACATAGTCGAGTACCGCAACCTCACGAAGAACGCCGGCACCTACGTCAACGGCATGCTCGATCGCGTCGATGTGGACGGCAGGATCAGAGGCAACTTCAACCTCCACGGGACCGCGACAGGTCGCCTCTCGTCTGACGGACCCAACCTCCAGAACATTCCCGACTCATCCCACACCGGGATCGAGGTACGGAACGGCTTCATCGCTGACGAGGGCAACGTGCTGCTCGAGGCCGACTACTCCCAGCTCGAGTTGCGAGTCGCGGCGTGGTTGTCAGACGATGATGAGTTCAAGCAGGTCTTCATCGAGGGGCGGGACGTGCACCAGGAGGTGACCTGGGCGCTGTTCCACAAGACACGTAAGGAGGCGTCGAAGTACGAGCGGTACATGGCAAAGTGCTGCAACTTCGGCGTCATGTACCAGCGAGGTGCTGGGTCGCTCGCGAACGGTCCTGAGATGGATTACATCGAGGACAACGGCGGGACTCGCTGGTCGGAGGAAGAGGTCAAGGAGTTCTTCGATCGCATGTTGCGAGGATGGCCCACGTTCAACAAGTGGATCGAAGAGCAGCAGGTGCTCGTCTACCAGGAGCAGATCGTCCACTCGCCAACAGGTCGCAAGCGCCGCTTCCCGTTGATCCCAATCTGGGATTCGGGTGCTGCAGGACGCGCGGCAGTGAACACGCCGATCCAGGGCACGGCGAGCGACTTCACCCTGTCGGCGCTGATTCGGATCCACGCGCGCCTCCCAGAAGGTGCGCACATCGTCTCGACCGTTCACGACTCGATCCTCATTGAGTGCCCTCGCGCGTTGATCGATGAAGTCCTCGCGATCGTCAAGGAAGAGATGGAAGACAACCTGCCGTTCGACACAGGCATCCCCTTCGCCTCAGACGCAGACGTCGCTCCCAAGTGGGGCCAGATGGGCAAGTACGACTGGGATGAGACGACTCTCGAGTTGATCGCGCGAGCGGACACCGAAGAGGCATAACGCTTCCTGAGCTGCTATACTGCGCGCTACGCGCGCAGGTCGAAGCAGCGCGCACAACCCCCAAAGGAAGGAAGCACAACATGACCCAGGACCTCACCAGCATGACTCCCGCCCAGATCGATGAGGAGTGGAGCACCGTCATGCTCCCCGCCATCAGGATCGAGCAGCGGATGCACGCTCTGCGTTTGAGCGCACGTCGCTACCGCAAGGCGGGCGGGCACTACTACAAGCAGGCGGACGAGATCGATGAGCAGGTCAACGAGCTCGAGAACAGCGACAAGTACCTCGAGGCGTTGGACGCGGACATCCCGTTCAAGGCCGAGTGGGACCGCCGCGGTGGGTGGGCCCGCTATCACGGAGTGATGGGTGGCAAGGTTCACCGTCCTTCGTGTCACACGATCACCCCGGGGCGCACCCTCGTCGGTCTCGTGTACGAGGCCAGTGGGTTCAGCGAGGAGGAGGTCGTCGCGCGGTTCGAGGTGACGGCGTGCACTCACTGCTTCAAGGACGCGCCGGTCGAGTCGAAGGAAGTCCCGAGCGATCAATGCGAGCACAGCGGCACGTACGCCGGCGAGTCGCTTTGCGACCCGCGGTGGGCGAACGGCGCGTGGGCGTCCGCTGCTGTTGCGCCGTCAGTGCGCTGCTCATGTGGGTACACGGGATCGATTACGAAGTCAGGACTGTTCCGCAAGCACAAGGTCGGCGGCTGAACGCCGTCGATCGTCAACCCCCAAAGGAAGGACACGACATGACACAGGAAGAACTAGCGAAGGTCGCCGCCGAGGAGATGGTGGACACCCTTCGTTCGATGGCAGACAAGATCGAGGCGAACAACGTGCTCTCGATCTCCCAGGAGGCGGAGGACCTCGAGATGCTGGCACTGCAAGTCAACACCACGTTCGACGCAGCGCTCAATCTCGGTGTCCCGCTGACGACAGGTGAACGCGCACGCCAGGAGATCACCGCGTAGCGCCGCCGACACATATACACGCGTACCGAGGGGTCCCGAGAGGGGCCCCTCGATCGTTGCCGAGGATGCACGTGCAGCAACCGTCTATCGTCGCGCGCACTCTAACTACCCTCAGGAGGGGATATGACCAGAACGATTGCTGCGGCAGTCGCGTTCGTGTGCGTGTTGGCCGTGGGCGTGTTGTCGTCCACAGCATCGGCAGTGCTACCACCGCCGGAGTGTCAGGGGAACCCACACTTCTGCCATGGCGGGGACACCATCACCGTCGAGTCAGAACCCGCGGGAGAGAACTGCGAGTTCGGTGGAGTGAAGATCACTGTCATCCACAAGCACAGAGGCGCACCAACGAAGACAGAGAATCCGCCGGAGCCCGAGGAAGAGGTGTTCTACGTCTGCAACGGCGCACCTGGTCCCGCGGGACCGCCCGGACCTCCAGGTGACCCAGGACCCGAAGGAACCATTGTTGGCCCAGGTGGGTTGCCGATCAACGTCACTCAGGACACAACGGTCAACGTGAACATCACCAACGGCAATCGGCGCTGCAAGTCGATTCGCAAGAGGGCGCGTCTCGTCCTGCCGTCGAGGATGCGCGATGAGTCGACTGTCCGAGTGAAGGTCGATCGTGCGCGGGCGATCAGTTCAGAGGTCGTCCGGAGCAGGTTCGTTCGAGTGAACATGCGCGGCAAGCGTTGCGGCGCCCACGTGGTCCAGGTTCGCAAGCGGGGGATCGATCCTTCCCTCCGCCTGTGGACAGTGACCTCGGCAACAGGGATCAACAAGCGCATCTTGGTCCCGTAGAGCACTACCTCTACCCAGTGCTCGCGAGGGGTCCTGAAAGGGGCCCCTCGCTGTTGGTGGTCGGTCGGTCGACAAAGTGCCAAGCGACCTGTTAGGCTACGCGCTACGCGCGTAGGTCAGACGAACGCGCGACACCCCCAAAGGAAGGAAGCACACAGTGATCACCAGCACCCACAGGGCCTGCAAGAAGTGCGGCGCCCAGTTCAAGAAGTCGCCCAGCGACTCGACCGTCAACTGCCCCGACTGCCGCGAAGGTGCGAAGCAGAAGGTGAAGTCGTACAGGGCGATCGAGTGCTGCAGGTGCGGCAAGGTTCACACCACGCTCAAGTGCGATGGGTGTGGTTTCTAATGCGGCGGTTCAAGATCAGCAGCGAGGATCAGGACATGATCATTCGCAACCGCGAGTCGGGGAAGCCCGCAGCGGCGCGGACAGGGTTCATCGGCGTTGTGCAGTTCAGGGGCCCGCGGGGCCGCGTGTACCGCGCAACGTGGCGCCAGGTGCGCCTCACGATCGATGAGGCGATCCAGGACGTGGCGAACATCCGCCAGGGCAACTACGCCCACGGCGCGTTCCCTGTCAGCGATGATGTGGTCGAGATCGATGCAACGGGCAAGGAGGTGGCGTGAACATGGCAGGGATCGAACTCAACGGTCGCGACATGATCGTCCGCGCTCCCACGTACCCCTCGAAGGAGATCAAGGAGCAACTCGGCGGTCGGTGGGATAAGGACCTGAAGGCCTGGCGCCTTCCTCCCACCTCGCACAACGTCCTTCGCCTTGGCGAGTTCTACGGCGAGGACTTCATCCGCACTGCCCCGGAGGTCGTGCAGGACCTCGCGTTCGAGGAGTGGGGGTTCGCAGGATTCTCAGACGAAGAGCGCACGGCAGCGGTCGCGCATCCTTCCTGGGACACCCTGTACCCGTTCCAGCGTGAAGCGGTGGAGTACATGTTCTGCAACCCGCACTCGACGTCCCTGCTGGGACTGTCGCCGGGCCTTGGCAAGACGCCCGTGTCGGTCGTGTGCGCGGACCTGCTGAAGGCGAAGCGCATCCTCATCCTTGCTCCGGTGACGTTGTGCCGGAACTGGATGCGGGAGATCGATCGGTGGGAGGAGTCGGGTCGTGTTGTTACACGTGCGACCGCTGCCGATCGTGCGCCCGGGACTGAGGTCACGGTCGCGAACCACGAGGTCATCCAAGAGGTCGTGTTGCGCGACGAGGACGGCAAGGTGTTCCAGCCCGAGTGGGTCACGAACGCCCGCAAGGTGAAGCAGTGGCGTGAGGATGGTCCCAAGCGCCGCAACCCGAAGTCGGGCAAGATGGAGAACGCGCGTGAGCGCATCGTCCGGGTCCGCCGTGACTACCTCGAGATCGATTGGGACGTAGTCATCTGCGACGAGTCGATCCTGCTGAAGAATCGGAAGGCGGTCAAGGCAGATGTGCTCAAGTCGCTCACCGATGGCGGCACAGGACAGATGTGGATGCTCAGTGGGTCCCCCACATCGAAGTTCAGGGACGATCTGTGGAAGCAACTCAACATCATGTTCCCACGTGGGTTCAGTTCCTACTGGCGCTTCGCAGAGTTCTTCTGCGTCGTGGAGCGCGGGCAGTGGGGTTGGTCGATCGAGGGTGACAAGCCCAACATCGATCCTCACCACTACCTGCGTGACTTCATGTTCGTCCGTTCCCAGGACGATGTGTTGCCGGACCTGCCCGATTACATCTACCGTCCCATCGAGATCGAGTTCAGCGCGAAGCAGCGGAAGGCGTTCGACTCGATGTTGAACTCGTGGGTCCTCGACCTCGAGGGCGAGCGGATCGAGGCGACCAACTGGTTGTCAATGTCCACCCGCCTGCAGCAGATCACGTCGAACATGGGATCGCTGCCGAAGGAGGACGGGACGTTCCACGCTCGGTCGTCTGTCAAGGAGGACCTCCTGGTGGATCTGATCAAGCAGGGCGAGGTCGAGACACCGATGTTGGTGTGGGCCTGGTTCATCGAGACAGCAGAGTCAATGGTTGATCGTCTCCGGAAGGAGTTCAAGGACCTGCGCGTTGGCGTGGTGCACGGCAACATCTCGAACGATCAGAAGGACGACACGATCGAGGCCTACCAGGACGGCAAGTTGGACATCCTCGTCTTCCAGATGGGAGTCGGCAAGTTCGGTCACACGTTCACCGACACGAAGACAGTGTTCTACGCCGACCGCGCGTTCGACTCTGACGCGTGGGTCCAGTCGTTGCGTCGTGTTCGGCGCATCGGCCTCAAGCATCGTCCAGTGCTCATCGTCCCGAAGGTCACTGACTCAGTGGACGAACTCATCGACGCAAACCTCGCCGGCAAGCTCACGTCGATCGCGAGGATGACCAAGTCGGACCTCGCCGCGCTGCTGCGTTCGCTAGGCAGGATGACGTTCGAGGACGAGCGCGACTTCCCGCAGAACGGCGGGTAGAGCGTCACGCTGCTGGGATGATCGGGTCGGGTCCCCGTAAGGGACCTGGCCCGATCTACCCCCACCTTAGAACGTCTTAGCGCACGTCGTCTTTCCCGTCAACGAGCGCAGGATCCATGCCCCTGTTGTCAGTCGACAGTGGTCCTGCCGCACGTCCCGTCTGACGGAGTTCTTCCTCAAGTTCCTCTTGAGTCAAATGCTCGAACTCGCCCGCGGGCGACTGATGCGGTTCGCGTGGCACGGGCACCTCGAGCGGGGGATCGGGATGTCGCCATGGTGAGTCGTTAGAGCTCAATGTCCGACCTCATCTCATCGTAGGAGTCGTACGCGTCGTCCACTTCCTGGTAGGTCGTGTAGGACACGTCGATCAGGTTGTAGGTCTGGCCAGTCAACACGTCATAGTCGAGCATGATGCCAGCGGGCTTGACTGCGCGGATCGCTGCTTCTGTCATCTCCGGCGATGGCGTCTCACCCTCAAGCGTGCGAATGATCAGTTGGTAGGCCTCACCGTCAGGACGCTCAACCAGGTACACCGTCTTCGACCCAGTGAGGGTCATCTGGATTGCCGACACCATCGCTGCAACTGTCCCACGTGCGAACCCAGGAGGAGCAGCAAGCATGGTGCGCTGGGTCTCCTCTGTCCATTGGGTCTCAACTTGCAACCCGCTGAACTGTGCCGCGTACCTGATCGCTTCAGTTGGTGTCTCTTCTGCACTGAGGATGTTGTCCCACTGCACGCCAAGGATCTGCCACCACTGATCGAGACACACTGCGATCGACTCACACAGTACCTCCGTGTCCTCATCGACCTCGTCCTCTTGAACACGAACCTGCCCAGGAGTGATCGCCTCGTAGAGGTCCTCTGAGATCTCGCTCATGGGCCTGGGTTCGCGGTGACGGAGATCCCGGTGCCCGTATCAGCGGGACGTGTCAGTGGCACGGTCCCAGACAGAGTGATGTCCACCACGTCACTCGAATCAGGAGCAGTCGCGTCGTCAACGTAGAGCGACTCGATGTAGTTGACTCCGGGCACCCTGTCGATCATCGACCACACCTCGCCGTAGCGCACCACCGATTGCGGTTCCCAGGTCACCTCGTCCAACTGGACAGCCCAGTTCGCTGGAGAGAGATAGTTCTCAATCGCAGCGACGACTCCAGCATCCACGTCAGCAGGATTCCAGTCGCGGTACGCGCGCACTGTGGTGGTGACGAAGATTGGCGTGTAGGTTGGGCTCCCAACGTAGACGACGAAGTTGACTTCCCGTAGCGCCTCGAGGTCTTCCTCCACCTCTGTCTTCACTCCCGCGTTGACGTCTTCACCTGACTCGTCAAGGAGCACCAGGCCTACGGTGCGCTCGTTGTTCGTGTCCACGCCGTCCCACCCATCGACTGCGAACGAGCGGGCGACTGCTGGGTTGCGTCGTGCGAGGACCGCGTAATCCTCTGGAAGGATGGGACGCGGCGCGAGCAAGCGGAGCTCGTCAACGAGGCGATCTGCATACTCATCCTCCGTCTCGGCATCGGCACCTCGATGAGGTGTCGTCAAGTTCGATCGACCCCGTGTCTCCGATGTACGTGTACGAATCGAGGAGCACCACGTCCGAAGAAGGATCCAATCCATTCGCTTCCTCACCAGGCAACACAGCGCGTAACTCCACACCACCATCAGCAGTCGTCGTG